CAGGCCCGCGGCGAGTCCGGGGTGACCACCCCCCGCGCCGTCGTGGCCGGTGATGGAGACGCGCACCAGCCCCGGACGGGGGCTGTCCACATGGGCATCGCGGATGGCGGGCGAGGCGGAGAGGGCGTGCCAGCGGTAATGCGCCGCCGGCCCGGCGGTGGACGAGCCTCGCACCCGCTCACGGATACGAGCGCGGAAAGCCTCGTCGCTTTCGCCGGGGTTGCGGGTCAGCCCGTAAAAATCGGCAAGACGGTCGAGATCGCGGCCGGTAGCAAAGGCGAGCAGGTTGGCGCGGGCGGCGTGGTTGATACGCGTGCGCAGGAGCAGTTCGAGGTAAGCGGATTCTTCGAGGACTTTGGTGACGGGCTCGGATTCGAGGTCAAGGGTGTTACGCCAGTAGTCGCGTTTTTCTTCCGGCCACAACGCCACGAAGGCGGCTTTGCGCCGCGCGAGGATGGTTTCGTAGTCAAGCTCTTCGATGACGTTTGGCAGGGATGTATCGCTCATGCGGGCATTGTGTATGTGCCCGCGCGCGGGGGCGAGTGTCGGTTTTCCGCAGAACGCGGCTGTGGAAAATCAGTGGCGCAGGGTCGCTTGTCCGCGCAGTTCGGCATCATCTAAGGTGCGCGCGGTGTAGCTAATCTCGGTTTTGCCGTCCATCGCGATGTCGATGACGGCAGTTTCGAGGACGACGCGCGGCTCCCAGCGGCTGGCTGCATCAACCAGGACGGCGGCAAGACGCAATCGGTTGGCCGGATTCATCGGTGCATCGATTAAATCAAAGAGGTGGCTACCGTATTCACGGCGCTGGATGCGTGAGCCGATAGGGGTGCTAAAGATGTCAGCCAGCGACTGGCGAATGTGTTCGAGTTTGTGTGCGGTGTTGCGGCCATTGTCGCGGCGCATCCCGCCGGTGGCATAGGCACCGTTACCTGTAGTCATGGCTGTTTCCTGTTTTTCGCGGTCATTTGAGGAGGTCACTGTGGTGTGCCGGTGACCGATGGGCCGGACATGACGCCGGGGTGTACATGGGTGTCGCCGACGTTGACGCCGTTGTGGGTAAGGCTTGACGACTCAAACCTGATAGCCTTGGCGCGCAAGGTGATTTCGCCGGGGGTGTCAACCAGCAGCTTTTTCCGCTTGCTGTCGTACTCAACGATGGTGCCATCATCAAATTCGAGGCGGTCGATGGTCGGGCGGTCGTCCACGGGGATGTCCGGAGCAGGGACTTCTTCCGACCAGATCATGCCGATCACGGTGGCGGTGTTGTAGTCGCCGCCATCCACACTGAGGATGATTTGCGCCTGTTTGCGCAGCGGTATCCAGTGGCGGTAGTTATGGGTGATAAAGGCCGGAAACGGCAGCCAGTTGGTGAGGATGTCGCCGCTTTTGGCGCGAAACTCGCGCTTCTCCCAGTCGATTTCTTCGACGGTGGCGATGCGGGTGGCGTTGTGCGTCTGGCGCAGGTGGTCGGAAAAGCCGAAACTCATGATGTCATCCCCTGCAAATGACGCAACAGACTCTCTTGGATCATCGCCGCGTCGCCCTCGGTGATGCCGAGTAGCGGCCGTTCCGGGTAATGCGCCATCCCGAATTGTAGGCGCTGGGTCAGGCCAAAGTGGTGGACACTGGCAAGGTAGCTGTCATGCCCGCGCCAGCCGATGCGGATCAGGCTGTCGCCGACCTCGACGCGCAAGCGCTTTGCCTGGCGTAGTTTGCGCATCATCTGTTTCGGGCGCCCGCGTCGGGTGCGGCCATACTCTTTGCGCGGTTCCCATGCTGTGCCGTCCGGGTCGGTCTGCGCCGCCATCCGCTCCCGGTTGACCCGGCGCAAATCCTGGCCGATTTTACGCAGCAGTTTGCGCTGTTCGGCAGGGGTGAGGCGGTCAATGGACAGCTGTATCCAGCTTGCGAGTTCGCCCAGGTTGTGTTCGAGTGAGGCAGTCATGGCGTCAGGGCAGGCGGGTAGAGTCGGCGGTCGATGTGTACCGCCGGGCAGTTGTTGAGGCGGGTACCATCCTGCTCAACTTGGACGTGGTAGGTGTCGGTCAAGCCCTCGACGGTGAGCAGCAAGTCGACGTGGTTGTTGTCAAGGATGTCGGCACGAAAAGAGATGGCGGTTGCCGCGTGTCCCGGCTGCTCCGCAGATAACCATTGCCCGGCGAGGTAACACAATGCTTCCGGCGGTCCGCTGTAATCCAACACCAGCACCTCGGCTGTGTACTCAAGGCGCAGGTTGTGGTTGCCGGGTTGGTCGGGATGCTGATAGTGGTGGCGTACTTTGCCCGAGGTGGCACGCACAATGAGGTCTTCCGGCTGAATGTTAAGCCCGCCGGTAAGTAGCTTTTGCCGCAGTGTGTCGAGTTTTTTCATGGTATTGCTGGCATTCAGTGCAGCGTTGCGCGTAGGGATTGGCGCGACGACGCGCGGCGGGGATTTCATCGCCGCAGTCAATACAATAAGTGCTGCCGGTTGCTGTTTCTCCGCGTTGTTGTGCTGCCGCCAGGGCAGCAGCGCGGCTTATTTCTTCGAGCTCGCTGGCTTTGTCGGCGTTGTCCATTGTGTTCTTGCGGTTTTAATCCAGCGGGTGGTGTAGTTGTGCTTGCTGCGGCAGTCGGCATACTGCTTGGAGGCTTTACGCACCCAGTCGACCAAGTCGCCGAGGCTGCCGTCATTTAGTAGCGGCAGGTCGGGGCACGGGCGTAGCGCGCTTACCTCCACTGGCGGTGGGGGCATTTTTGCGGGCACTATTACCGCCGGGGCGGATGGCTTTGTTGAGCAGGCTGACGCCAGTATCGTCCAGACAAGGACGGCTGCGGTCAATCGTAGCGAGGTAGGCATTGAGGGTGTCCTCCGTCTTCTTCATTTGTTTCTGCGTTGCTTCATGGTTGGCGGCAAATTCGACGGCCAGGTGTTCGTAGGCGCTGAGTTGTTCGCCATACTTGCCGACAGCGTTATTCAGCTCGTTGGCGAGCGTTTCAAACTGCTCGCGTAATACGGACTGCTGCCCGGCACGATAAGCAAGGCCGACCGAGGTGATGTTGTAGGCAATCAGCACCCCGGCGCAGATGATGGTGAGCGGTTTACTAAGCAGCATAGGGGGTCATCCATTGCCGGACTTCTTCTTCGCGGCGGTTGCGCAGTACTGGCTGCCCGGCAGCATAAATCCAGCGGCGCAGCTGATCGGGGACGACGGCGTAATCGCCGGCATTAAGCAGCCGGCGCAAAGAGCTACGCCGTAAGGCATCAACGCCGACGTTAAAAGTAAAAGAGGCCAGCGCATCAAACTGGTGGTCGGCAAGCTCTACTTTTATTAACGAGTCGACGGCGGTTTCCGCCACATCGTTGTCATGGTCAAAGAGATGGGCAATCTGGTCATTACTGAGGCCATCGCGCCAGCGTACCGCAATACCGTTGATGTAGAGCTTGCCGCTGCTGAGTTCGCTACGCGTGAGCAGGTGACCGACACCAATGGTCGGCAGACCGGCGCTGTCGAGGTACATTTTGCTGCGACTGCCCTCGCGGGCAATCAGCAATTCCGTGCCGCGCTTGGTCATTTGTCTGGTAGGTTTGGTCATTTGTCCCCCCTGCGGATTTTTTCAAGGATTTCGATGATGTTCATTTGCTGGTATTTCTCCATTGTGTAAAACAGGGCACGCACCAAGAACCAGCCTGGTAGCCCACACAAAAAATAGATGGCACCAGCCTGCATCCCGGCCAGCTCATCGCCGACGGGGTGGATGTTGAGGTAGTGGGTGATGACGTAGCTGCCGAGACCAATCGAGCACATGACGGTACTGATAATCGCGGAAAACCATTCGCGCGCACTGCGCGGCTGGGTCATTGACATCACCACGACACTCGCCGCTACTGGGCCTATGATGTACACGAGGAGTTTGAGTAATGCCGCCCCAAGCGCGGGTTGGGCGGCGCTGGCTGCGGTGCTGCTGGTAATCGGGTCGGGCATAGTTAGTCCCAAAGTCTGAGGGTGGCGGGCGTTGTCTGTGCGGGATGCAACGGGATATGGACCGGCGTACCTGCCACCAGCCGTGGCGTAGACAAAGCGAGCGGGTTGGCATCCATCACGGCGGCTATTCCACGGGTGGTACCGATAGTGCGGTAGCAGACGTCGTCCAGGGTTTCGTGCTGGTGTGCGATGACGATCGTGGGGTTTGGCATGGGTCATGGCTCCCTCATATCAGGGCGATGGTGGCGCGGGATTTACCGAGGACGAGGCGCAGCGCCTCACGTGAGCGTTGTAGTGCTGTGCGGATGCGGCGCTCCAGTCCATCGGCACGCTCGCTGCCTTTTGCGGTAGTGTCCACATCGCGATACTGTTCAAGTTCAAATGCCTTGGCGCGTTGATAGACGGCTTGCCGGTAGTGGTGCTGTTTGCTGTCAGGCAAAGGGGTTTGCTGTGCCTCACGCCAGACGGCGAGTTCGTCGTTGACGAGCAGCACCGCCGTGCTGAGGATTTCGTGGCTGCGCGCGTCGCTGACCGTGTCATCGACCCGCATCCGTTCACGCCAAACAGAGACCCTTATGGCGGGGTAGTAGTCATCCGTCTGCAGGTCGTCGTTGTAGCGCGGGTCGGTTGTGGCTCGGTGCGGGATAAATGCGCTGCTCATGGGGCGTCCTTCCTAAAAAGGCCGCCGTGGGAAAACCGGAGAAAAACCAGCGGCGGCAAGTGTGACGAGGTACAAGGTGCGCGGTTGCGGCGGACAGGGTGAAACTAACTAAAGCCCTGTACCGCCGCGCCCCGCGCGGGCTGAGTTGTCGGGTGTGTGGGTTATTCGTTTTTGTCTTGCGCGGTCTGCTCTTTTTCCAGCTGCGCAAGCAGGGCTTTGCTGCCCACTTTGGGGTTGAGTTCAATGGCGTGGCGCAGATGCGTGATGGCGGCTTCGTCATTGCCTTCGCTGTGCAAGGCTTCGCCGAGGGCGCGGTGCAGCTTGGCGCGTATCTCATCGACCATATCGTGATCAGCGGTCGCGTCCAGGACTTCGCCGAGCTGTTCGGCACTGATGGCGGGAATGGTACCGGTCGGGGTACTCAGCCAGCTTTCTGCTGCCATTTCGGCATAGAGCGACGGCAGGTCGCGGGTAAATTGCTCCGGTGCCGGCAGCTTATGGCGCAGCAGGTAATCGCCAACGGCCAGGGCGCGGTCAATGTCGCCGACATCAAACGCCCAGGGCATCATCTGACTGATGACAGGGTCGGGCACTCCGGCATCGGCGGCCAAAACGCCGTCGATGTAGCCGTGCCACTCTTGCATCAGTTCTGCCTTTTTCGCCTGCCGTGCCTGCATGGACTGGATGGCAGACAGCTGCCGTTTGTGCGCGGCCAACTGCGCCAGCGCCAGTTCGTGTTCGCTGCCCTGGATGGTTTCTTGCCGTTCGGCAGCACGCTCAGAGGCGATGCGGGCTTCTTCGCGCTGCTTGTGTAATCTTGCGGGGCTGGCCATGTCTTACTCCCAACCACTACCGTCCGCTTTCGGGACAAGGATGCCTTCGACAAGGCAGCAGGCATCGTAGTCTTCGATAACGTAGGCTTCGTTCAGGCTGCGGTATTCTTCGATGCGGTCTTTGCGCGGGTTGTCGAGATAGGCAAGGCGCGTGGTGTTGCGCTGGGTGTAGATGGACAGATTGGAGAGCGGCGTAATCAAAAAGGCATCGTCCGGGAAAAACGGCACGGACAAGGTGCGCAGGCCGCCGAAGAGCTGGCTGAGCATCAATTTTTCCAGGGCATTGCGCTCGGTCGGCGCGCTGCTATCTCCTATCAAGGCGAGGTATTTGTCGGTGATCAGCTTGCGCCCGGCGATGAGGACGAGATCACCGTCCTGATACCACGGTTCAATCAGTTCGTGGGCAGCGTCATAGACGGCAGCATCGATATTTTTGTAATCGTGGCCGGTGATGCCACCGATTTTTTTGCCGGACATCACGGCGCTGGCTTTGTGGTCGCGCAGTTGTTGCAGCCAGCCTTTGTTGACGTCTTGCAAGAGAGGGTTGGTGGTGCGGTTGGTCGTCGCTGCCGCACTGGTGCCGTTAAAGCCGATCATCAAGCGATCGCGCGCAATCTGCTTGCTGGTTGCCGCGCGCAGAAGCGTCTGAAATTCGGGACGATGCCGCCAGCTGTCGAGAGTGGCGTAGCGGATGTGGGTGTCGTAGTTGGTTTGTTCGCAGCGGTATTTGTCAGCGGACAATGCTTTGATGTCACGCGTCTGCCGCTCGGCTGTGCCGCTGGTATCGGTACGACCGGCGATAGTGCTGTTGACGCCAATATGGACTTTCTCGCCTTCCATCGCATCCACGATGTGGCTGTTGATAAGGCTCAAAAAGGGACTGCTTTTCTGAACCTTTTCGACCAGTCTTTGTTCGACGGACGGTTCGACGGCAAATTTTTGCGTGGCGTCGGCAACGCCGTTGAGCTGGGCGATGCGGCTCAAGAATTGATTGTAGGCAAGGCGGGTCTGATTATGCATGGTGGTGTGTCCTTAGCAATCGGTTTGCGGCTGGCTGCTGCCGGTCGCCATATGTCGCGTAGAGGCAAAGTGCTGTTCGGGCGTGGCAGCAGGGGTGGCCGGGGTGCCATCCAGCACGGTGCGAAGCGCGGCGATGTCGGTACTCAGTTTTTGCAGCGTCTGCTGCGTGGCGGCATGGTTTTGGATGATGCCCTCAGCAAGAGCAACGGTTGCCTCATCCAGTGTGTTCAGACGGGTGTTGGTGTCGGCGGCGGCTTTGTCCGTTTTCGCAAAGAGACCTTTGATGCGGCTCAGTAAGCCTTGCTCGTTGTTTTCGGTGACTGAAGGCTCGTTTTGTGGCGCGGATTCGCAGTAGTCAGAAAAGATGTGGGTTTGTTCGCGCTGCTGGGCGGCAGCGAATTTGAGACGGCTGGTACCGACACTGGCCGGACTGTCGGTGACGCCGAGGCCGACAAGATAGGCCTCACCGCTACCGGCAAAATTCGGATCAATCTCAACCGATGTAAATACTTTTTGCCCGGATTGGTTGATTTTGACTAATTCCGGGGTCGGCGCGAGTTGTGCCAACAGCACGGTTTTGCCTTCAGCGTTCTTGTCAGTTTTGAGGTCGGTGACATCACCGAGCGCGGCAAAGCTGCTGTCGGCGAAGAGACCGCGCATGTGTTCGAGCCAGATGCGCGCCCCGTATCTCTTCGGGTCGTAGTTCTTCGCCATTTGCTCAAGATGGATAGCGCTGATGTTGCGCCCGTCAACGGTGGCGCCTTCGGTGGCGACAATGTGGTAAGTCATGTGTTCTCCATGCGGTACAGTTGCATCCATGATGGGCAGACGTTCGCAGCGGTTCAACGGGCGGATTTCCGCAGGGGGGCGCTGTGGAAAATCCGTCTTTGCGCGCGGGGAGAGACCCCGCGCACACTGTGCGGCATGAATGAATCCCGCTACCTCCCCCATGACGCCACCACCAAACTCAACGCCAAGCTGATGTATTGGCGCGGCTACGGCTGCGCGGAAATCAGCCGCCAGCTGGATGTGCCCATCTCTACCGTGGTGTCTTGGCGTGATCGTGATAAATGGGATAAAACCAGCGTTGCCCGGCGTATTAACGAGCAGGTGGATATGCGCCTCAGCATGCTGGTCGCCAAAGAAGGCAAGACCGCCGAGGACTACAACGAAATCGAATCCCTCAGCAAACTGCTTGAGCGCACCGCACGCATCCAGCGCTACGAGTCGGGCGGCAACGAGGCCGACCTCAATCCCAATGTCGAACGCCGCTCGAAAAAGCACCGCGCGCGGGCAAAGGAAAAGGACAATGCCGCGCGAATTACGGATGACGAAATCGAGGTATTGCGGCGCACTTTTTTGACGAATATTTATCCCCACCAGCGCGCGTGGTACGAACACTCGAAACGCTACGAAATGCGGCAATACGTCAAATCGCGGCAAATCGGCGCGACGTACTATTTCGCGCAAGAGGCTTTGATTACTGCGCTGACCACCGGAAAAAACCAGATTTTTATTTCCGCGTCCAAATCACAGGCGCATGTGTTCAAATCCAACATCGTCGCCTTCGTTGAAAAGACGATTGGCAAAACCCTGCGCGGCGATCACATCAAACTCGGCCCAGAAACCACCCTCTATTTCCTCGGTACCAATTCCAACACCGCGCAATCATATTCCGGCGATTTGTATGTGGACGAGTATTTTTGGATTCCGCAATTCGCCAAAATCCAGCATGTGGCCAGCGGCATGACCGTGCATGATGACCGCCGCATCACCTATTTTTCCACCCCCTCAACGACGACCCACGAAGCCTATCCGCTGTGGACGGGGCAGCATTTCAACAAGGGCCGACCAAAATCTGAGCATATCAATTTGGATGTGTCGCATGCGGCATTGAAAGATGGACGGTTGTGCGAAGACGGCTATTTCCGCCAGCTGATTACCATCGAGGACGCCATCAACAGCGGCTTTGACCGCGTCACCCTGGAAAAGCTGCGCATCAAGTTCCCGCCCGGCCAATTTGAAAATCTGCTGATGTGCCAATTCGTCAACGACACTGACAGCATTTTTAAGATGTCCGAATTGCAGCGCTGTATGGTCGATGCCTGGACGGTGTGGCAGGACTACACCCCGCTCGCCGCTCGCCCGCTTGGCGATGTGCCGGTGTGGATTGGCTACGACCCCAGCCGCAGTCAGGACGACGCCTCGCTGGTGGTCATTGCCCCGCCACAGGTAGAGGGCGGCGTGTTCCGTATTATCGACAAGCAGAGCTTCAATGGTCTCGATTTTGACGGACAAGCGCGCAAGATCCGCGACTTTTGCCGCATGTATAACGTTGTCCACATCGCCATTGATGCCACCGGCATCGGTCAGGCCGTTTATGACCTGGTGCGCCAATTCTTCCCGCGTGTGCGCAAGATTTTGTATTCCGTTGAGGCCAAAAACGAGATGGTCCTCAAGGCCAAGCAGCTCATCGCCCACGCTCGTCTGCAATGGGACAACAGCTGGACGGACATCGCCCATGCATTCTTGACCATTCACCAAGCGCAGACCGGGTCGGGGCGTCAGGTAACGTACAAAGCCAGCCGCACCGCGACCACCGGCCACGCCGACCTTGCCTGGGCGACGATGCACGCCCTCATCAATGACCCGCTCGGCCAGATTGACGAGGCCGGGTTCAGCGGCCGGCGAGGTTTCGCCCGTTCTTTTTAGGAGATTTTATGACTGACAAGCATTTTTTCACATGGAGTGACCCGATTCCGGTCACTGGGACAATGTTGTTGGAGTTTTTGGAATGTGCTTATAACGGCCAATATTATGAATTGCCGTTTTCCATTGATGCCCATGCCAAATATTATTATTCGCTGCTCTATATCCGCAGCGCATTACAAGCAAAAGTCAATATTCTTTCCAGCTGCTATCAGCCACATCCATTATTCCCGCGTCAAGCATTTGCGCAGTTGGCAATGGATTATTTGTGGTTTGGCAATGCTTATCTGGAAAAATCGGTTGCGCGTACCGGAAAATTACTTGCCCTGCGCCCCAGCCCGGCCAAATTCACCCGCCGCGATAAAGATAACCGCTATAAATTTATCAGTAATGGCGACGGTATTTTGAACGGCTATACCGTGCATGATTTTCTGCCCGGTGCGGTATTGCATTTATTGGAACCGGATGTAAATCAAGAATTGTACGGCGTGCCGGAATGGTTGCCAGCCATTCAAGCGGCCTTGCTCAATGAAGCCGCCACCAATTTCAGGCTGCGTTATTATCAAAACGGTTCACATGCGGGCTATATCCTCTATCTGACCGACGCTAATATCAATGAAGACGACATTAAGAATTTAGAGGATGAATTGAAGGCATCAAAAGGGCCAGGGAATTTCCGCAACTTGCTCCTGTATTCCCCCAATGGCAACAAGGATGGGATTCAGTTGTTGCCGATTTCAGAGGTGGCCGCCAAGGATGAATTCATGAACATCAAGGCTGTCTCCCGCGACGACCAGCTCGCCGCCTGCCGCGTCCCGCCCAACCTGATCGGCATCGTCCCGACAAACAGCAGCGGCTTCGGCAGTATCACCGATGCCGCCAAGATTTTTGCCCGCAACGAGGTACAGCCATTGCAGGAGCGCTTTACGCAGATCAACGCCTGGCTGGGTGAGGAGATTGTGCGCTTTATTCCTTATGACATCGGCGAAACGACGGACAGCAAAGCATAAAAAAGCCCCGCAAGGGGCTTTTCTTTTAGGTGAATTTGAACACGAGGTTGTCTTCGTATTGTGCGGTTTTATTGAGCCGCTTCTCGACGCTAATAACCTGATAACCGGCGAAGCGTTCCCAGCCGGGGTAGTGTTCGGCGATAACCAGATTGAGGTAATCCAGCAGCTCACTACGGGTTGAGCTGAAAAAGATGAAAGGCGGACGGACATGCTGCATCAACCGCAGAAACTGGACCATGCCAAAGTAGGTGTCGTTGCGATACGCGCCCTGCATGGTGCAGATGTAGGGTGGATCGAGGATAAATAGACAACGCGGGTCAGCGGTGTACTTGGGCAGGAGTGTGGCATAGGTCTCGCGTGTAATTTCGAGGCCGTCAAGGTAGCCATCAGCGATTGGCACATCACTGCGACGCAGTGAGTGATAGAGGGTCTCCTTCAGCAGTTCTTCGATGCTGCCGACCTGCTTGCCGGAATACAGCAGCCAGCTGATCAGGCAATTCAGGTCAATGTAGCCGTCAAAGGAATAAATAGCAGCGGCGATGGCAGACTTGGTGCCGCTGTCAATCAATTTGTTACGGGGGGAATCATGCAAGATGTCGGCCAATAGCCGGCGCAGACGGTTGATGTCGTCAATGTACCGCAGTCGGTCAGCGTAACTGTCGAAATCGTTATAGATGACTCGCGCTGATGGCTTGTGGTGCTTCGCCGCGTGCGAAAGTAGGCCGGAGCCGCCGAAGGCGTCAAGTATCGTCCAGCTGGTGCCGTCATCCGGAATCAGGGCGTGCAGCGTCTGAATGTAGGGTTTGAGAAAAGCCCGCTTTTGCCCGATAAACGGTAGCGGAGCATGGGTATGCATCTTGGGCATGCGCATTTGTCCTTTGTTCGGATGGCATTCCCGATGCTCGCGCCCGTCCACAGCCAGACGGGCAGGTGTTGATGACGTTGGTGTGTTTGCAGCGCGGGCATTTGATTTGCAGATTACCGGCACCGCAGGCGAGCAGTTTGTTGCAGGTGGTGCAACGCAGTTGCATGGGCAGAGTCCTGGTCGGTTACAATTCCCGCGCCTAGCTAGGCGGCGGCATTAGGTCGGCAGGCTCCTCTGCTGGCTGGCGTCGCGGTGTCCCCACACTGCGGCGTCGCCGTCTTCCCCGACCGGCCCCAGAGGCTGGGCGGGCGGCACCCATCACCCCACGGCATCCGCCCTC